AATAATGTTTGAATACATAATTTTAATTTCAGTTGTTGCAGCTGGCGTTTCAGGAATTATAATTACAAGAAATGTGTTTGGAAGTAATGAGATTCATGGAAAATTAAAAAATAGATACCTGGAATATATCGCAAGTTTAGAAACTGATAATAAAAAACTAAATGGAAAATTAAACCAATTAAAAAAAGGTGTGACTTTATCAAAAGATGAATTTGATGAAGAAAACCCATTAGGATCAATATCTGCATTGATTCAACAGTTTGCACCAATGCTTCCAAAGTCAGTCAGACCCTTTCTAAGTGACCCGAAACTTATGAAGTATGCAGAAAAGATGATTGCAGAAAATCCAGAGCAGCTTAAAACTTTAATTTCCAAGTTTGTAAAAACAGGTAAAGATGGAAAGAAAGAAGAATCAGATACAGATAGCATTTCGGTATAAAGAAAAAGCTTGTGATGCGTGTTATGTTGGTTTTGGTATAATATGGGACGGTGTTAATTATAAGGTGGATAGGTGCTTATTTTGTAGAAATCCGCTAGTAATTGATAAATAATTGTACGAGAATCGTTAATTATGGTATCTATATCGAATTGGCTAACTTTAGGTTTAATCGGTGCGGGTATTTTGGCATTTTACAAACTCGGCGGTGCTTCTGGAATTGGCAGAAAAATCGGCGGCGGATTTAATGATTTTATTGGCGGTATAACTTCAAGTGTTACACCAGAATCATCAATTCAACAAATTGTTACGGATTTAGGTTTACAAAATAAAGTTGAAGGTTTACCAATTGAAGAAAGACCAATTACAGAAACTGAAAAAGGATTAGTTAGTTTAGCTGGTGTTTTAGAATCTGAAGAATATGGCGGGACAATTAATGTTGAAAGTCAAACTTTTAAAAATCAATTTACAACTCAACCTTTAGGTTTTGCAATTACACCAAGTGGTAAAGTAAAAACTGGAACTGTTGGTTTAGGTCAATCTGTAATAGCTGCACAAGCTGAACTTTCAAAAAAGTTCGGAATTCCAACTTTTGATGTAGCGGGAAATATTTCAACATTCGCGGGACTAGTTAGCGGCGGGTCTAGTGGTAAATCAAGTTCAAAGTCTAGCGGGTCAACAGGTGGACAAAGCGGCGGGTCTACAGGAAAAACGGGCAGTTCTGTAAGTAATGCGTCAGCAGCTCACAAGAGGGCATTTGGAAGATGAAGAAAGGAAGTAAAGCCGCTAAAGCTTGGGGTAAAAAAATGAAAAGATTAAGAAATAAAGTTAAAACTAAATCAGTAACAAAAAGAACGAAATCAGTCCCCAGGAACACGAATAAGCCTAAACGAAAATCGTCAACAAAGCGACGAAAAACAGCTAAGATAAATAAAACTAGTCCCAAAAGAAAACCAATGGCTAAAAAGAAACGTAGTTATTCACGTTCTGCGAAAAGTGGAATTACTAACGTTTTCAAATCTGGAATACTAGGAAAAGCTGTAGCAGGAATTGGTGCAGCTAGTGTTTTAGGTTTAGTTGTTAATCAAGTAGCACCACAATTTCAACCAATCAGCTCTGTAGCTGGCGGGTATCTTGGCGGTGGTGCAGTTGGAGCTATTGCAGCTTTAATGATTAATGGCGGATTAGGAAACTTGGGTAATCTATTTGGTGGCGGAACAACGGTAACTGCACAACAGGAGTTCGGTGTTTAGAATGGCACTTCCAGTACAAAGAACTTATCAATTTCAAGGAGCTGCACCCGCTTTAGGTGTCCCTGTCTTCATGGCAGATTTACAAACCTTGCAAAATAATTTCTTAGTGTTAACACCGAATGTAATACAGGATATGGTAATGAATCCCCCACTGTTAGCAACACAACTTTACGATTTCACATTAGTGAAAAACGGAAATGCTACAAGTGTTCGTGCATTTTCCACTGCAATAAATCCAACAACAGCTGGCAGAGTGTCCATTGGGCCCGTCAGTATGTCAAGCGGAAATTATCAATGGCAGTGTATTCAAACAGGTGGTGCCCTCGCAAATCCTCAAATCTTGGTGCGATACGGAAGCCCATTAAACTAGGTGTTTCGTATCTTGCCTTTTTCTTTCTCTAAACAAAATATCGGTCAACCAACAGTTTCAAACATTCCCTTACTTTATCCTATCCGCGTAGTTTGTCCCCCTGGTGTTCAAACTAACATTAGTTTTCCAGATCAATTTCTTGGTAGAGCAATCGCAATTAAAATCACAAACAATGACGCTGCCAATGCAGCTTCTTATGATTACAATTTGAATCGAGTATTTGCAAATTTAGCTGCTTCATCTTTTGATGTTGTAGACGGTGCGGTAGTTAACTATCTAACTGTCATAGCTGGTGCAGCTGGGACAGTTCTAGTTGAAGCCCAGGTGCTTCCAATCCAAAGAACAACACCAGAAATCGAGGTAGTGGTCTAATGAGTTTTGGTGGCGGCGGCGGTGGTCAAGGAACTAATGTCCCTGCACATTTACATGATGGTTTAATTAATTCAGGTGGGTCACTAAATACTACGAGTTTGATTAATGACACATCTATCTACACTATGTTGGTGGCTCTATAATGAAAATTAATAATTCCTTAGATGTAGCAAGATGGGAAAAAATACCATGTCATTGTAACAAAGATAATATCGAACAATGCTATCCTTTAATGAAATGTGAGCATTGTCGTTGTGAGGAATGTTGGGATTCAGTTCCTCAAGAAAATTTCAAAACAACGGAAGCAATAATGAAAGATGGAAAACCTACAGGAAAAACAACAACAAAAACAGTAAAAGAAATTACTTTAGTTCGTGGTCATGATTTACAAGATGTTATTGGGTGGACTTTTTAAAATGGCAGTTGGCGATGTAGTAAGTACAGTTAATGCAGCAGCTACTGAATTAAATTTTCAACCCGCAGCTGGTGTTGAATGTATGATTAGTACAATAGGTCAAGAAAGAGAATGGTATTGGTTATACAATGCCACAACATTAGACCGTGCAAATATTGGTTATATTACAGGTGGTGGAACAGCTTCTACACAAAATGGTGCAAGTAATGAAAAAATTTTCGTCACTAATGCAATTTATTTAAAACTCGCAGCTGCTAATACGTGGTCTTGTGGTTATTCAGGAATCCAAATAAAATAAGGTGGTGGAATAATGGAAGAATTAGCTACTTTAGGAATTTTACTCGCTGCAATAATTACACCAATTACAACTATTGCGATGTTGAAAGTTCATAATGCAAACAAGTGATAAAACATGTTAGAAATACTATATCTACTAATACCATTACAAGTCATGGTATTGGGTCTGGTCTACAAGCAGGCGGGACAAATAGGTAAGCTCTGCGGATACATTACCCGAAAAGAAAATGTAAATGAAACAGAGCGACATGATTTGCAAGATAAGTGACGATATTCAGATGTTAAACAATGACCGTTGCAGTGAGTGGTTATCAAGCAACCCATGACCCCCCCGCAACCCAACGCGTGCCTACTGATTTTAGTGACTAAATTAACAGAGTTTAGACCTTGCAGTGAGTAGTTACTCATTCCCTGGAAGTGTGTTGGAAGTGAGTTTTTGTGCCTGTGTCCACTTCCATTTGATATGGAAGTCAAAAAAATAGACTTCCAAACAGTAAATTAAATAAAAAAAGGTGGGGGGATTAACCCTTATTCAGTCCAATCAAAGAGAACTTTACAGTTACTGCATCGAGTTTGATTGAGTTTTTCAACTATACTATGACATTCAGGACAGGTTATACTATTCCAGGATTTCATAATATTACAGAATCTCCGCATTTTGGACATAAATCAAAACACTTGATTTTTTGATGTAATAAAACACCACAATGACCGCAGCTATAATTGGTCACTTCATGTGTTTTTATTTTCACTCTTGCCAAGTCTTTTCATCTATCCCGAATTTTCTAAGTATTGATGACATTAGTTTTTTCGTTTCTGGACTGTTTTTCACGGTGTCAAAACATGCAGAACAATACCGAATGTCTCCAAGAACTATAACATAACAAGCTCTTTCGCAACGGTCACAAATACTTTTTTCATGTGTTACACAAGTCATTAACATATCATTACAAAGTTTGTATTTATCACTTGCCTAGGCAAACTGAATTAAATAATAATTACATTATTATCTAACAAAACTTATCGTTATTCGGATAGGACGTATCCTATCCTCATAGTGCAAACTGAATTAAATAATAATTTTTTATAAATCCGCGATTTCTTTTCCAGTCGTCATAATGAGCTAGTCGAAATGAAGGTGTGTGGGTCTATTCTGTAAGTATATAGGAATAAGTAAAAACAAGGTAAAAAGGTGGGAAATATATAGAACTTAAAGCGGCTATATAGTATGGATTATTCAAAACCAAAAGGACTTAGAAAAAATATGACATACATAACTTGTAAGTTATGTAATCATTTTGGATTAATTGTGTTAAGAGAGAATTATAGGACAAAAAAACTTTCTTTTAGTTGTATTAAATGTAAAAGGATATTTGAATAATGTTTGAATACATAATTTTAATTTCAGTTGTTGCAGCTGGCGTTTCAGGAATTATAATTACAAGAAATGTGTTTGGAAGTAATGAGATTCATGGAAAATTAAAAAATAGATACCTG